TCGTCCTGCACCTCGTTGGCGGCGTTGGCTGCGGCGGCGTGCAGGGAGGTCCGGTACTGCTGCTGGGCGTACTGGGCGATCTTGGGGTCCTTCACGATCGAGTAGGCCAGCTCGACGGCGATGCGCCACGAGAGGGCGTCCTCGAAGAGCTCGTCGAACTGCTCGGGGTCCTCGATGCGGGCGGTGTAGACCGCCTCGGCGAGCTCGAGGTCCGTGAGCAGCACCTTCTTCCAGGCCTTGCCGTTCGAGTCGCGCATGCTCTCGATGACGAACGGGATGCGCTGCTCCACCTGCGGGCGGCGGACGCCGGCGAGGACCAGGTAGAGGATCTGCAAGCTGTCGGCGGGCGTCGCGTAGACGAAGCCCCAGTTCGTGCGGGACTCGCCCGCGACCGCGACGAGCGTGGCCCGGGCGGTGGCGAACGGCCACGAGAACGAGGCGAGCAGCTCGTCGCGCAGCCGCGAGTACCAGAGGTTGCACTGGGCCGCCTCGACCGAGCCAGCCTGGTCGAGCGCCTCGATGAGCTTGGTGCTCCCGACGCGCGAGAGCGCCCGGTTGCAGATGTCCACGGCGCTCGACATGGCGGGCCCTGGTTACAGCCGGCGGCTCTGGACGTCCTGCGCCTTGGCCACGGCCCGACCGGCCGCCGCGTAGGCCGGCTTGAGCTTGTCGGGCGCCGGCTTGCCCTCGGCTCGCCATCCGTTGCTTGCCTGCGTCTCTGCCGGGATCTCGTTTTCGATCTCGACGAGGGCGGGCACATCCGGCGAGGCCGCCACGAGCTGCGGCTCCTGCTGTCCGACCTGCTTGATGTATCGCGTCTTGGTGATCCAGTACTTGGGCATTGAGCGCTCCAGGGGAGAGGGCGGGCGCCCCAAGGCGAGGCGCCCGCCGGGTGATGCTGCTGCTTGCTACGTCGCCGGGACAGCCGCCTGCAGGCCGCGCATGTTGCTCTGCGAGTCGAGCACGAGGCGGGCGTCGCACGTCGCCGACGGGGTGGTCCCGCCGAGCGTGAACATCATCCCGTAGTACCGCTTCGCCGCGTGCTGCTGCGCCGGCTCCATCTGGAAGTAGACGGTGTCGGTGTTCGCCAGCGCGGTCGACCCGTCCGCCTTCACCGAGATGACCCCGGTGTCGGCGAGGATGGTCGGGTTCGTGGTGAGCGCCGCGTTGTCGGCCCCCACCAGGCGGGCCCGCACGGTGGGGCTGGTGCCCGCCGACAGGGTGATGCGGCCCGCCACCTTGGCGGACTCGGCGCCGTCGAAGAGGCGCTTGGTCGTGGCGACTCCGTTGCCGGCGTCGAAGACGTTGGTGGACACCGTGTCCGCGGTCGAGCTGGTGATCGCGGTGCTGCCGAAGTTCATGGATGCGTCGATGAAGGCCATGTTCGTATTCTCCTGGGTCAGGTGGGTGGGTCGCCGACTAGACGATCGCGGTCTCGGCCACGAGCGCGTCGGTCACGCGCAGGGGAACGCCCATGAAGTAGCCGAGCCGCATCCCGCCGTCGGACAGGTACTCCAGCAGGTTGGCCTGGGCGCCCGTGCACTCGCCGTCGAGGCGGGCCTTCGTGGTGCGGCTCATGTAGAAGCGCATGGTGCTGATGTCGTCGGAGTCGAAGACGGTGTTCAGCATGTTCTGCATCGCGAAGACGAGGCTCTTCTTCGAGAAGTCGGCCGGGAAGTTCGTGGTGTCGGACGGGTCCCACTGCATGCGGACGCAGTAGCGGTAGTCCTCGACCGCGATGCCGCACTTCCACTGGAACTTGGTCAGGTACGCCCAGAGCTGCTTGGTCGAGTCGTTGGGGTCGGTCACGTAGACCTCGCCCTTGTCCTCGCGCACCAGCCCGGCCTGGCTGCCCTTCGGGTAGATGCCGTAGACCTTCCGCGGCTTCCAGTTGATGAGCCAGACGGAGTGGTTGTCGACGCCGTCGTTGGCGGTGCCCGCGCCCCGGAGCGTGTAGGCGCTCGAGGTGTAGCCGGACAGGGCCGGGTAGCGGGGCGAGAGCCCGTGCAGGCGCTCCGGGTTGGTGATGGCCGACTCGTAGAAGACTCCGGTCGCGAACTGCTGCGCAAGGCCCTCCGCGAAGAGCAGGTCCTCGCTCGCCCGGTAGGCCGCCGCGTTGCCGTTCAGCTTGGCCACGTCGACGTCGATGCGGCTCTCCGTCTGGAGGATGCCGCACGTCTCGTCGAACTGGCTGGTCTCGCCCTTGCTGGCCGAGACGCCCGCGTTCAGCTTGCGCCAGCCGCCCGACGGCAGGGCGTTGGCGGCCTGGGTGATGCGGTGGCCGGTGGGCAGGTTGCCCTCCATCCACGGGATGTCGTCGAGCAGGCGGAGCTTCTTCGAGAGGACGTTCGCGACCTCGGAGATCGACCCGTTGGGGTCGGTGCGCTTCGCGATGTTGACGAGGTTGGGGAAGTTGCTGTCGACCAGGGTTGCCATGTTCGGTGCTCCTCAGAAAGGGTTCAGTACTTGGGGGTGCCGTCGGTGTTGAACATCGACGGGTAGAGCTGCTGCAGCTGCTGCGACTCGCTGGCGTTGGCGGCAGCGGCGACTCCGCCGCGACCGACCTGGTCCTCGGACAGGCGCTTGCCGAGGGAAGAGAGGAGCCGCGCCACGACGACGCTGTTCCCCTTGCCTGCGTCCGAGAGCTCCTTCACGAGCTCGCGGCCGAGGCCCTTCTCCTCGCGGTCGAGCCAGTTGATGGCCCGCCGTGCGTCCGCCTGTGCCTTGTCGAGGTTCTGACCGCCAATCTCCGGGTGGGCCTCGAGCGCCTTGCGGTCGTCCGCGATGCGCTGGTCCCAGGCCTGCAGCGCGTGCTGGTTCGTCTCCGCCGCGACCTTGGCGTAGGAGTCCACGATCTTCTGGGCCTGCTCGCCCTTCAGACCCAGCTCCGACGCGGTCGAGAGGAAGGCTTTCGCCAGCGGCGAGTCGGCCTTGACGCCCTCGGGCAGCTTGAGCTCAAGCACCGGCGCGGCTGTGCCGTCCGTGCTCGCCTTCGGCTGGCCATCCGTCTTCTGCGGTGCTGCCGCTTCCTTCTGCGCCGCGTCGAGGAACGAGCCGGGCTTCTGCTCGACCTTCGGTGCGGACTGCTGCGTGCTCTGCGGGGCCTGCTCCGCCGGCTTCGCGGGTGCTGCGCCGGCGACGACAGCCGCGGCGGTGTCACCCTGAGCGGCTGGCGTGGTGGTCTCATTCGGCATCGGACGACTCCTCGGTGAACTGCTGGACGCGGCCGAGCTCCTCGGCCATCCGGGTGATGTGCTCCTGCTCGAGGCGGATGAAGCCCTGCGGCGCGTGCTCGGCCAGCTCGGCGAGAATCTCGGCGGCCGCGTCCCGCCGCGCTGCCTCGCGGTGGATCTCGCTGTCCCGCCGCCACGCCCCGCCGCGCTTCAGGCTCAGGCGCCCGTAGACCAGGTGGGCCATGTACCGGCGGAAGCGGACGTCCTGCGACAGGGCGACCAGGTCGCCGCGCAGTTCGGAGAGGAAGTCCTTCTCGCGCCGCTCCTGGCGCTCCTTGCGCCGCGGGTCGGTCGTCTTCGGCTGGTTCACTGGGCGCCCCCATACGGCGCCTGGAGCGAGGAGCCGGCCTGTGCGGCTGCGGCAGGGCCCATCGTGCCGATGATGCGGGAGAGGGCGTTGTCGTTCTCCAGCGAGGCCCCGGAGAGGTCCTGGGCGCCCTTCGCCGCGGTGGCCATCGCTGCGCCCTGCTGCTGGGCCTGGGCCTGCCTGGTGCGGGCGTCGCGCAGGGCCTTGCGCTCGTCGTCGGGGCGGAGGAGGTCGGGCGGCAGGCCGGTGATGTCGGCGTAGCGCTCGGCCATCTTGTCGACGTCGATGACGTCGAGGGCGTCGGGGTTGATCTGGGAGAGGGAGAGGACGAAGGAGGCGGTCCGCTCGACGCCGGGGATCTGCTGCGCCTTCTGCGCCTCGGACATGATCGACAGGAACTCGACCTTCATCTCCGTGCCGTGCAGCTCCTCGGGGGGCTCGGGGAGCAGGTGCATCCGGTCGGCGATGGCCCAGACCCGGTCGATGATCGCCCGCAGGTACTCGTCCTCGATCGCGTTGACCACGGGCCCGAGCTGCAGGAGGCGCTCCTCGCGCTTCGCCCTGATCTCCTCGGCCGTCGCCCGCTGGGCCCGCTCGTCGTCGGTGATGACCCGCCAGAGGTCCGCGAAGAGGCCCTCGCGGATGGCGCTGCGCAGTTCGTTGATCTGGGCGCGCACCTGCTGCACCGCCCCGTGGTCCGGCACGTAGATCGGCTCGAGGCGGTCGCCTGGGCCTGCGCCCGACGGCACCTTCGTGAACGCGCCCGGCAGCTGCGACGGCACGCCGCCGATGAGCGAGTCGGGACCCTTGAGCGGCGGGATGGCCTGCTTCTCGATCATCTGCAGGAGCCGCCGCTGCATCAGCTGCAGCTGCTTGACGTCAGGGAGCACCTCGTGGCCCGGGCCCGTGCCGTAGGCGTCCTCCGGCTGGGTGCGCGCCCACCGCGGCACGACCGCCGGGAACTCCTCGTAGCCCGCGCAGCGGAGGAACCCGCAGGCCGCGTCTGCCGGGTTCGACTGCTCCATCCAGACCGAGCGGAACGCCTTCCCGCGCCAGTCCATCATCCCCGACCGCATGCCCTCCATGCCGGTCTCCTGGTCCGGCCGGTTCGGCTCGACCAGATGGACGATGACCTGCGACGAGTCGAGCTGCCCCCGCTTGAACTGCTCGCGCACTCCGGGCGAGACGGCGTCGATGCCGAACTCGCCGACCATCTGCGCGATGGTCATCGGGAACTCGCGGTAGACCGTGTCGATGCTGCCGTTGTTGTCCGCGGCGACCCAGTAGCTGCCCACAGCGAGCGGCTTGAAGCTCGCCACGTGGCGCTGGTGCTCGTCGATGAACATGCCGAACGTGCCGAAGCTGGCCAGGTCGTAGAAGGCTGCGCCGCTCGTGACCCCGTAGAAGCCGGAGCGCTGGAGGATCCACTCGAGGATCTGCTGCGCCTCCCACAGGTAGCCCTTGATGCGGTCGCTCGAGGCCGTCTTCGGGTCGGGTGTGGTCAGCCGGAACCACTGCCGCGCCGGCGAGCAGATGCCGGAGGCCATGCCCGCCGCGCAGGTGCGCAGGGCGAGGGTGGCCGTCGGGTCGAGGATCTTGGAGTTGTCCGGCCGGCGCGTGTCGAGAGGCGAGGCCCGGAACCGCCACGGCAGCATGTAGTCCGCGATCTCGCGGTACTTCACGTCCCACGGCGAACGAAGGGCGCGCAGCGCAGTGAGCCGCTCGAGACAGCGCTGGCGCGGGGTCGTCATCCGGTCAGCTCCCCAGGAGCGACTTCGGCCCCGGCGCAGGCATCGAAGAGTCCGGCGTCAGGCCAGACAGGAACGTGCTCTGCTGGCCAGCCCCCGCCATCGCCCGGCGCCTCTCGGCAGCAGCTGCGGCACGCACGGCCTTGTCGGCGGCGTCGAGGGCCGGCGGAGGAGGGGTCGACATGCCCGACGCGAGGCCCTTGACGGAATCGAAGATGCCGCCTGAGCCGCCAGCCACGGCCCCACCAGCCCCGGTGATCCCACTGAAGACGGCGCCCATGTGCCCCCTCACCCAACCATCGGCATGTAGTCCTGCGCCTCGCGCTGCAGCCGCTCGTGCGCGGCCCCGAACAGGTCGACCACGCCCCGCTTGATCACCGGCCCCGCGAACGTCAGCGCGAGCGCGTCGGCCAGGTCGGGGCTCGGGTGCCCGCGCCGCTTGATGTCGTCTTTGCTCTCGAGCGCGAACTTGCCCGCCGCGTTCGAGTAGTCGTAGGTCGGCGCGCACAGCTCGGAGACGAGCTCGGGCACGTCCGGCAGCGAGCCGTCCGCCTTCACCCAGGCCGCCATCCGCCACCACATCGCGCAGCGCCAGTTCACGAACTGCGGCTCGCCGGAGCGCGACGCGCACGACCTTCCGAAGTTCACACCCGTGACCGGGAATCCTTGCTGCCGCAGCCGGTCCACTACGCCCGCGCCGAGGCCCGTCTCGTCGACGAACACCGCGTCCGGGTGGTGCTTGTCCACGACCTCGGCCACCTGCCCGCAGAGCTCCATCAGGTCGAGGTTGCGGAACGCCTTCGGTTGCCACGCCACGCGGCCCTGGCGCATGAACAGCACGCTGCGGTCGTCTCCCTCGCGCGCCACGTCGACGCCGAGGATGAGCGGGAACTGCACCGCCTCGTGCTCGCCGACGACCTCGCGCATCGCCCGGGCCACCTCCTCGACGCCGAGGAGCGCGTTGCTCTGCGCGGGAGGGAAGCGTCCGAAAACATTGACGAGCACCCACGGGTTCTCGCGGCCGTACTTCTCGATCTGCTCGCGGGCCCACTTCGGGTCGATGCGGGGCGCTCGGTCCGGCGCGTCCGGGTCGCCGGTGATCTCCTTCACCCACCAGAGCGCCCGCTCCCTCGTGCAGGCACGGTACAGCGGCCCCTCGAGCAGCGTCGGGTTCCCTGCGATGACGAGCTTGGTCTCCTTGCCCACCGCGAGCCCGGCCTCTGCCGCAGCCGCGACCGAGTCGGGGACGCTACCGGCCTCGTCGATAACGAATAAAACGCGCTCGGCGTGGATGCCGGCCAGGGTGTCCGCCTGGCTCGACGGGTCTGCGCTCTTGCTCCAGGCCCTCGCCGAGGCCCACCAGGTGCTCGGGTGGTCCTTCGCCTGGATGCGCGTCGCCGTCCACACGAAGGCGGCCTTCAGGATGGGCGAGCGGGCCTGCCACTTCGACAACTCCGTCCACAATCCGTCGTGCAGGTTGTCGGCGGTGACGGAGGTCGCGACGACCTTCGGGTGCGGCCGCGTCAGCAGGAAGTTCCAGATGAGCCACGCCAGCACCGTGCTCTTGCCCGGCCCCTTGCAGGCCTTGAGCGCGAGCCGCTGGTTCGCGTTGAACGCGCGGAGCACCTCGACCTGCCAGGCGTCCGGCTCGGCCCCCAGGCACTCGCGAACGAACGCCACCGGGTCGTCGCGCCACCGGGCGATGCGGGACTGGGCGGGGGTCACGCGGACCTCTTGCGCGAGAACAGGTATCCGCCAGCGGCCAGCCATGCCTTCCGGGTCTGGTGGTAGGCGTCGATAAAGCAGCGAGGCATCGGCTCTCTGTTGCACCTCTGGTTGCACTCGCCGCAGATAGCCATCGTCGCGCCAACCACCGCGTCGCTGGCCGCGTCGTGGTGATGGATGTTGCCGCTAAACTCGCCGTCGGCATTGAACAGGGGCCGAATCCTGCACCAGCAGCAGTGGTCTGTGCCGGGCGGACCGAATCGGCAGAACTCGATGTGGTGGGCCCGCACCGAACCCGCCGGATGCTTGCGCCTGTGCTTGAGCGCCTGCTGCAGCGTGGTGACCATCGTCTCGACGTTCGCCAGGCGCTTGCCGTGGGCGGCCTGCGTGTCCTCGAGTCGCGTCAACGCCGCCACGATGGGCTGCGAGATGCCCACCGCAACCCGCTCAATCACCGCCAGCGTCTGCGGGTCCAGCACCGCGACGGCAGAAGACGCCGGCCGCAGGAAGGCATCCGCCAGCACCTTGGCGGCCTCGTTCTGGTAGCGGACGAGCTTGGCCTTGACCCCGGGCGCCACCCTGCCCAGTGCGATGGTGGTGAGCCACATCGGCACGCCATCGAGGCAGAGACAGGCAACCTGCTGGATTCCGCCAGGGGTGGCGACGGTCGCCATCCCTACCTTGGCCCAGGTGAGCCCCTGCGCCTCCAGCGAGCGCAGCTTGACGAGCTGGGCGCTGAAGTCGACGCCGAGGCCGTCGCACATCGACCGCAGCGCCACGAGCACCCGCTCGCCATCGCGCAAGGCCTGCAACTCGTCGCCGTAGAACGGGACCGTGACCAGGTCGGCAGATGCGTTCACTTGACCTCCCGCTCGGCCAGGGCGCCGGTGACGAGCTGCTCGAGCGTGAGGGATCCGGAGAGCTCGACCCGCTCGCGTGCCATCCCAAGGTGCTTGGCGGCGGAGTTGACCGCAGCCAGCTTCACCGCGTCGTTCTCGCCGTTGTCGGCCAGGTCCTTCCAGCGCCGCAGGATGTCGTCG